CTATACCAACAGCAGCCTGAGTGGTAGAGCCAGTCTCATTAAACTTTCTAGCATACGCCAATCTCTCAGCCATTATGTTCCTCTACTATCAATCATTGCCAGTCGGTCATATAGTTCCATCTGGCAGTCATGAGGAATTATCAATCTTCCACCTACCCACTCTGCTCTCCACCTTTGCAGTATAGCTGCTGCTCTGTTGTCTGCATCTGTCTGATTGTCAATCTCAGGAGCAGTTACAATCTCAGCTACTATCCCGTAAGCAGTCTGGCTATCAGTATCATCTGCCTGCCCAGTTATTATATTAGTCCAGAGACCGTCAGAACCTGCATTGGCAAAGACATAGATTCTATTCGGGACTAGCAGATTCTTGCGTTCAACGTACTCGTAGAAGTAAGGGGACTGATTGGAATAGTATGTCAGGTCGTCAGGGTCAGAGTCCTGCGGATACTTGACTTTCCATGCCATTCCGTTCTGCGGACGAAGAAAACTCTTAGTCATCTTCAGCAGACGGTAAATGACTTGCCCTGCATCCTCAAAAGGCTGAGCATTGTTGACTTCAAAAGCAGGTTGCAAAGTATTTATAATTGAGTCATCTTCGACCAGAGCGTTCAGTGCCATAGTAGGGTCAATCTCATTCTCGATAATATACTCAATTATGCCATAGGCAGTCTTAGCTGCTCCAAAGTCGCCAGCGCCAGTTGTGGCTATGTAGTACGGAGGACTGCCCATACGGAGCTTTGTCTCTCTCAACTTGCTCCACATTCCTTCAAGCTCAAGGATTACCAGTAATTTGCCTGCTGCACTGATATGCTGCTGGTGCTTGACCCAGAGACGAGGAGTAGCAGCATACTCATTTCCTCCACCAGTAACATCACCATAGCCAATTTCTGTCCAATAGCCTAACAGATTTGGAAGTGTTCGGTCATAGTCTCTCAGGATAACAACAGCATAGTCATTGTATGCCTCTTCTGCATGGTCTATAAGTAGAATCCTATTCCCATACGCAGCACTGTTGGTGCTAAGGTCATAGGTCGTATCTGCACCCCAGATTTCAGTGTCGTCAAAATAAATGATATGGTCGGGTGCCATAGTAAGTCGGAAACCGCAACGGTTAACATCGGAGTCCTTCCAATTATTGAGGGTGTCATACATGGTTGAGCCTTGCTTTATCCACTCGCCAGCAACTTCTCGGTAGATGTCAACGCAGAGGGCGTCCTCTTCGGCAGGAGTTTTGCCGTTATACCAAGAGACACGCAAATGATTCCACTCATTAAGGTTAAAGATAAACTCGGTGGAGTCACGCTGAACGCCTGAGCCGCCTCTGTGAAGGAATAGGCGGGCTTCGCCAATGTCGGTGAACCAAACCCAGTAAAAGTTTTGCTCATCAGCTGAGCCCAGGGGTGCCTGATGCCTGAATGCAACGATGGCACGGGCACGTAGGTTATCATAAAAATGGCAGCGTATTTCACCCTGGGGTAAACAGAGGGTAGAGGGGATTCGGCAGAGAAAGAGACTAGTCCACAGTCCAGGTGCGCCTGAGTACTTGAGAGAGGTAGGCTCGCTAATATAGCGGTCGGGAGAAAGGGAGCGGTAGGTGTCACCATGCATAAAGTCCCAGTCAGACAGGGAAGATGTCCAGGGCTCGTAGAACTTTTGTCCACCAAGATGTGGGGTAAAGACCATGTGAACATAGGGGATACGAGTAGATGCAGACTGGGCAGTTTTGAGAGTATCGGATACTGACCTAACCATACCACACTCCTAACAGCCATTCCTGGTCCTCATAATTCTTCATCGTCCACCTCGATGCCCCACAAGATGCCGTCCTTCTTCATATTACCAGTAGTGCAGAGAGCATCCAGTGCCCTTCCCTCAAGATTGGTTGAAGGCCAACTATGCCATCCACGAAACTTCCCAATGATATCTCTGCCAAACTGATATACTTTACCTTCAGAGAGTTTGATAGCTGGCACGAATCCTGGGTTGCCTTGGTATTCATAGTAAGGCCAAGAGAGGTCAGCCTGCATTTCGTCTCCAATATCCCAGTAAGTTTCCCAATCATCCCCTAACCCAGGCTCATTCCCTGTCGCACCTGCTATGCTTGAAGTGTGGTCTGACAAGGCTCTATAACCACTCATAACAGGTGTACCATTCCAGTCATATGGATGCTGGATAAACTCGTTGCGGAAGTAGCCCTTCTCAGCCACCCAATCCAGTGCATATTCACTTCCCTCATTCCACTTACCTGCATCATAGTCGTCCTGAAACACATCAGAAGTATGTGTTATTGCACACTGGTAGACTATGCCTAGATGCTGGCGAACTTCATTACCAACATAGTAGTAAGTGTTAGTCTCCCACTCTGCAGTAACACCTTTCCGCCAACGAAAGTGAGTGCCGAGCAGACCTATACCGTTGGTCTGAGTTAGCCGAACAGTGGCTTTGAGTCCGATGAACACCTTGCCATAAGGGATGAAATAATGCTGGAGGTGATGCGGAAGAGCCTCCCGCCCCCTCACATGGAGTGTCCTGGCTGGATTCATAGCAACATCGGTAGGTATGTATAACTCCTTCAACGAGCTATAGTCGTCGAAGTTGTACCCACCTATACTAAAATTTTTCCACTTCAACATTAGCTTCTCCTACGCATCGACCTCAACACCATACAGGGCACTACCCGACATTATCTGGTAGTTATCATTTGAACTGTTGGTCTCCGCTGTAATGTACTTGTCAGCAGTAAAGACGCCCCAACAGTTAGTCATGAATGGTAGGTTAGTGCCATTCGATAGTTTGAGGACTTCCTTGCTGATAACTCCGCCTGAAGATTCAGCCTCGCCTATCCTGCCTATCAAGTCGGTTTGCTGGAGCTTGACTAAGGCTTGGAAGACTATAAATACTTTAGTCCCTGGCACCTTATAGGGGCTACCCTCGAAGTTAAGTGGCTGAGGGTCGTCGTCCTCAGCATCGGCATCAAGGGTTAGAATCTTTATCTTCTCATAACCATCGAAGTTGACACCGTTTATAGTGAACTCATAACCCAGACCAGCTAAATAGCCTTCCAGCGCCTTTAGCCTAGCCAGCACAGTATTGGCAGTCGGACTTGTTTTGACTTCTCCTGTCTGGTCCTTAAGCACCCAGTTAGTGCCATCGTCATAGGTGATATACATAGCATGAGTATCATGCTCAAAGAATGTAGAACCTAAGGGGACTTCTGCTCCAGATGGTTTGTCCTCAGTTGAAGCTCCAACGAACTTCCTCGGAGTTAATACTATCTTAGCCATTTAATACCTCCTTTTTTGGTATCTGACTATTATATTTACTTTCCAAAGTTTAGTTCTTTTCCAGTTTTCTCTCTTGCCATTCCGAAGGCTTGACCTGCCGCTTGCTCCTGTGTCTTCCCCTCGTTCTCCATCAGGTACTTAATCGTTGCAGAAATGGCTTCTCGGATTTGTTCTGTAGTGGACTTTTCGTTTAGATTGTCTACTGCTAAAGGCATTATCGATTCCTCCCTCTGCCAGTACTTCGAGTGCTCTTACAGCCTCCTCGACCTCGATTAGCTCTAACTCCTTTGCCAGAGCCGTTTCTCTTTGGTGTTCCTTTTGCAGTCATGCTCCCTCCTACCATCTGCTTCCATGAACTTTTTCTGGTAACATAGGAGTCTGGTCAGTTGATTGCTTTCTGGAGAGGATAGTGCCATCATGCCCAACAACTGTATCCCAGGCAGCAAAGATTACTCTGCTCCAGGCGGATATTCTGAGCTTACCAGGCTTTCCACACTCAGGACAGACAGCATTGTGCCTGTCAGCTATACGGTGGAACTCCTCGAATCTATGTCCGCCTTCACACTCGTACTCATACAATGGCATCTTATCCTCCAAGGGAGGGCAGTTGTTAGCCGCCCTCCCTCAGTACTCCCCTTACCTTTGCAGTGTTACAAATATCATCGGTAGCAACTCAGTCACAAAAGAGCCAGTCCCAAACCTGGAATCAGAAATGACATATCCGACTATAGGCATGTGGTCGTCCAGTCGGTCATAAGTGCTTGAGTTGGAGTCACGAGCCGAGACTGAACCGTCAGCCATGCATATTACTGTCCCACAGCCCATCTCCCCAAATGCATACTCCAGATGAGGCGAAAACATAGGTCCGTAGGTCTGAAGCCATACGCAGCGGTCATAAGTTGGGTTATTGTGCATACAGGCTCCCATAACTCTACCTCGGGAGAGGCTGTAGGCAGTATCTTCCTGCCAGACGATGGACTTCCAGGGATTCCTCATCAGGGTGGTAGCCATAGAGGTCTTGTTGGTGATTACTGGCTGGTCAAGCTCTAGGACTCCTACATTTAAGTAGGAACTAAGGTCAACAGTTGTGAAAGCCTTATTAGTCTCGTTCCATATCTGTTGCATCTTAGAACCAGTAGCGAAGTGCTTATGCTCCACTATAAAGCGTGAGAACATACGCTCATCAGCAGGAGTAGTGTCCTTACCAGTTACCCATCCACCAGAGTAGAAGTCATTAGACCTGGCTGCGGATACTATAGTGTTGTAGACTATGGACAAGTCGCCAGCTATCTTCCTCACTAGCAGAGCGTTGGTCATATCCGTCTGGATAACATTAGTGAACAGGAACTTGAAAGCCAAGTCGTCACCGTCAGTATCAGCTATGGTAGTACCGCCACTAGCTACTACGCCTTCATACTTGCCATAGTAGAATGACCTCTCGCCTGCCACGAATCTGGTGCCTCGAGGGTAGGAGGCAGGGGTATCGTCCGCAGCGTAGACATTAGGTATTGCCAGATTGCCCCAGCCTTCCTCGCCTGAAAAGTACTCAGGCATATAGATGGTTCTGCCTGCATTTGACCTCAAGTCATGGTTTATCTTTTCCACTTTCTTCTTTCCTCACTTAGTTTATTTGGGTGAATTCTTATATTAGTCAGGCTCACCCAGACCTGCTTAGATATGCTAGTGTACTACAGCAGCATCGTTAATGTCGAAGATTCTGCCCAGGCTAAGAGAAGATGGCAGAATGACTGTGCCGTAGGTTACAAGCCTGATGCCGCCTGCATCATAGTCTTCCAGTTCGGGGAAGCGTACCAGCTTGTACAGGTCTCCCTGACCTTCTGTTCCACCATAAGCAAAGAATATCCCAGGATTCTCGCTCATTACGTTCCCATCACCGTACTTGACTGCGAAGAGAGAATATGCTCCAGTTGCACTGAACAGTGCTCTGGCATCAGATGAGGAGCCAGTCCCAGTGTCTGCCTCTTCCTTAACCAGATAGTCAGTCCTGACGATAGGAATACCATCCCAGAACAGCACCCTCTTGCCGATGTCGTTGTAGCCCATAGTCAGGAAGCCCATGTTGCCAGCAACACCAGTGGCGAGACCAGCAAAGCCCTTCTCCTGATAGGCTGCATCGAGTCGGCGGATAATCTCGTAAGGTGCCAGGATTTCATCTATGCCATGTAGCATGGAGTCGATGAGTACCCTTAGGTCACCTAGGCTCAGCCCAGTACCACTACCATCAATGTTCTTCGGGTCATTGGTAGTAGCAGATGGAGTCCAGGCTGTACCATGCTCTGCTGCCAGTGCATGGAGACCATCAAACTGGGCAGGGGTGCCTCCATAGTCAGTATCCGCATAGATGAGTCTTGCACCGAGTTTGCGCTTCATGCCCTTTTCGGATTCCAGTAATACTCGAGCCTCGTAATTGTTGTAGGTACTGTAAATACCTTCAACGTAGTGGTCGAGTTTG